ATCTTGATCATGAGCTTGCTGATTCTGCCGCCGTTAATGCCGTAGGTCTCGCTTGGCTCATCGTAGTGCTTTACCCAGTAGTAGCACTTGGTATATTTTTCCTTGTCCTTGGCATCCGGGATGCCGATAACTCCTTCGCTCCACATTTTCCTTACGCCTCCTTTACCGTCATCTTGAAAGCCGGGATGAGGGCGTGCTCGTCGCTTCCGAAGTGGGTGTAGCGCTCCTTGACCTTTACAATTCCGTCCAGTGTGCAGCCGAGCTCCTCAAACTTTGCAATGGTCTCGATAAGGCTTGAGAATGTGGAGCTGATGGTGAATTCCTTTACTCCGAGCCTCTGGCAATCTGCAAGGATCGCTTCGATGTCGTAATCCCAGATGACTTCGGCGAAGTTCGGCAGGTCGTTTCCGGCTTCCTTGCTGTAAAGGTAGGCCTGTCCCAGTGTCCAATGGCATCCGATCTCTTCCCAGCGCATTCCGGGCTTTGCGTTTTCTATGGCTTCGATTGTGTACTTCATGGTGGTTCCTCCTTGTGGTTGTTTTCCTTTTGGTATGTACATATATCACTCTGAACGCCTGTAATAGCAAGCTATTTATCGAAATATATGTGACAATCCTGCGGGAACATTTGAGGCCTAAATTGTGTAGTTTATGCCTCGCCGTTCAGAATGAAATTCACGTATTCTTTCCGGTGATCCTCAAGGTATAAAACCAGCTCGTAGAAGTCTCTCTCATAGGCCAGCCGCTGCACCATGTTTACATCGAACATATTGGTAAGGCCGGTGTCCCGGATAGTGAGGATCTGCTCCTTTACCTTTTCATCCATATCAGTCCACCACCTTCCGCACACGGTCGATGCCGTAGATGACATTCAGGCCGGAGCCGTTGTCCCAGTTCACCATGAGGCTGCCGGTATCGTCGACTCCCGTAACGGTTCCCTTGGTGCCGATAGGCGGAGCCTGCACATCGTCCATCTGGAGAAGCTCCACGCGGGTGCCTGCCGGGTAGCGGGAGCGGAGCGCTTCAAGCTGCTCTTTTGTGATCATTCGCATGCTGCCACCTCCTTTTCCGGTGCGCCGTTCTTCCAACTGGAGTTGCCGGAGAGATTCTTAAGGAGAATCTTGCGCTCTGCTTTATACTCGTTTCCGATGAAGCCAAGTCGCAGGAGGAAGCAGCGGAATGCGTACTTCTCGTTGTCGACTTCCTTCTCGGTGGCGCTGATGCGCTTCAAATCCCGGCTCATTTTGCCAAGGGCTGCAATGAAGTGGGTGTAGGCCTTGACCTCTTCCGGCTCCGGCATCTCAGTAAACCAAGGGAAGCTGACCGTATCCTCTGTGACCTCGATGCCAAGGTCGTCAATGCCGAGAGCCTTTTTGATGAGGCTTTCCTTGGCTGTGAGGAGGTTGGTGAGGTTTCCGACCGCCACCTTGTCGAGCGGGAGGCTGACGGTAAGGCCAGTGGCTTCATCGTCGCTTTCGACCTCTTCGGTATCCTCCGGTGTGAAGCCATCCGCGATCAGGTTGTGGATGATGCGTTCCAGCTTGTCTGCGTCCTCGCAGGTTACGCTGCCTTCCTTGTCGACCGTGACGTCGCCGATCTCGTAAGCGCAGGTCGGCATACGCATGTAGATTGCCTTGTCGCCGGTGAGGTTTTCAATGGCTGCGACTAATGCTTTTCTGCCGTTTCCGGTCACGTTGTAATTTGCTTTCATGAGTGTGTTCCTCCTTTGAAAATGTGGTTGTTGCTGTGCCTTTCGGCATGTATATACATCACTCTGAAAGCCTTATTTATCAAGCGATTTTCGACATTTTCTGAGGTAGAAAATCGCCGAAGAATCCGGGCAGAAATTGTGTACTATACACCCGCCGTCGGAGAGGTCTCGACTTCCTTTGCCAGAGCGGAATAGAGGAGCTTTTCGCCGTTCCTTATTACATACACATTTTCCTCATCGCCGGTATCCTCCACGTAACGGCGAAGGATGACAGAGGCGTATTTCGGATCGAGCTCCATCATGTAGCAGATACGGTTTAACTGCTCACAGGCCATCAGCGTGGAACCGGAGCCGCCGAAGGTATCAATAACTACAGAATTCTCCTGAGAGGAGTTCTGGATGGGATAGCCCAGAAGATCGAGCGGCTTGCTGGTCGGGTGATCCTTATTGCGCTTTGGCTTATCGTAGTTCCAGATGGTGGTCTGCTTGCGGTCGGAATACCACGGGTGCTTGCCGTTTTGCAAAAAGCCGTAGAGCACAGGCTCATGTTGCCATTGATAATCGGAGCGACCGAGCACGAGACTGTTCTTTACCCAGATACACACACCGGCGAGGTGAAAACCTGCGTCAATGAATGCCTTTCGGAACGTGAGCCCTTCGGTATCCGCATGGAAGCAGTAAGCGGCTCCGCCTTTTTCGAGGTGGTCAGCCATGTTCTTAAAAGCTGCCAGCAGGAACTTGTAAAATTCTTCGCCCTTGAGAGAGTCGTTCTGGATCGTGAGACCGTCCGAGGCTTTGAAAGATACGCCGTAGGGCGGATCGGTCAGGACGAGGTTTGCTTTCTTGCCGTCCATGAGCTTTTCCACATCTTCCGGCGAGGTGGCATCTCCACACATGACTCTATGCTTGCCAACCGTCCAGATGTCGCCGGGCTCTACGAAGGAAGCTTTCTCAAGGGCAGCGGTGAGGTCAAAATCATCATCGGCGATGTCCTTTTCATTCCCGGTGCCGAGCAGCTTATCCAGCTCACCGGCATCAAAGCCGAGGAGAGATAGGTCAAAGGACTGATCCTGCAGGTCAGATAATTCGACCGACAGCATTTCCTCATCCCAGCCTGCGTTGAGCGCCAGCTGATTGTCCGCAAGGATATACGCACGCTTTTGTGCTTCCGTCAGGTTCTCGGCAAAGACGCAGGGCACGGTTTCATATCCTTCCTCGCGGGCAGCCGTAATGCGACCGTGGCCGACGAGGATGTTATAATCTGCATCAATGACCGCAGGACTCACAAAGCCGAACTCCCTGAGAGAAGCGCGGAGCTGTGCGATCTGCTCCTTGCTATGCGTCCGGGCATTCCGGGCATAGGGCACCAGTTTATCAATATGTACCTGTTCTAATTTCTGTGTGTTCATTTACATATTCCTCCTGCTTCGAAGCAGCTGCTCCATCACGCTGTCCTGCGGGCTTCCCTCAAAGGGCTCGGTGCAGTTCTGCTTCACAATGTCGTAAATCTCATACCAGAGCAGGTTGGCCTGCTTCTGAAAATTCATCAAAAGCTGTGTGAATGGACTCGCAATTGCAGCGCCGGTGGTCGGGTGCTTTCCGAGCATGCCGTATTTGCTGACAGCTTCGGAGCACTGGATATACCGGGCAAAGGCCTCAGAGTAGCTTTCGAGCAGGCGCTTGTTTACCAGCCTCTCGCAGCCGCGCTCCTTGAGCCACAGCCATGTTTCCTTATAGATTTCATCTGCGCCGAGGGGCTTACCGTCCTTCTGAAGAGCAGAGAGGTAATCATCCGGGCTTGGCATATCCATGCCTTCCAGCTCCACGCCGTCACCGATGTCGTCAACATCGAAGTCGGTCATGTCGTCAGTGAAGTCCGGCAGCTCCATACGCTTTGCAGGTGCGCCTTTCATAATTTTGTCGGCGAGGGCGTCCGGCTTGGAGCCAGCTTTGACACGCCGCCCGCCGCGATAGGTTCCGTCTTTCGCCATGTCGATCACTTCCATTTCTGTGGTGCAGGGTTTAATACCCTGTTTGAATTGCAATTTTTGCGTAAAAGACCCCGCGCCGTTTTCCGGGGAAAAGGGTCGTAGAGATTTTGACCGCCCTACCGGTCGCCGCGCTCGCGGTGAATCTTCTCGTGACACGAACGACAAAGACTCATCTCGTCATTCGATCCTCCCTCAGCAAGCGGCACGATGTGGTGGACTTCCTCGACCGCGACGTAACGTCCTTCCTTTAAGCACTGCTCACAAAGCGGGTGCTTATGAACGTAGCGGTCACGGATTCGTTTCCATGCTCTGCCGTAGCGTTTGCCGGGAGAGTAGCCACGCTGGAACTTCTCGTAGTGCTGTTCCATGACCTTGGCGTGCTCCTCACAATAAACACCGTCCGTTAGATGTGGGCAGCCGGGATAGCGGCACGGTCGTTGTGGTTTTCTTGGCATAAGCCGTGCCTCCTTTCAGGGCATAAAGAAAGCCCTGCAGGGTGTTCCCGCAAGGCTTGTGTGCTGCGCGTGCAGCTGTTTCTTTATTCTTTTCGCTGATTATATACTATCATAAAGGGCGGGTGGACATCTTAGGACAAAGCAGGACATTTCGGGCGCATTTCAAATGATAATCGGATCATCCGGAAGCGTCACATGAAGGAGCGCCTTACCGTGCCAGCGACGAATGGTGCGGGCATCTGCACAGAGCTCCATCCCGATCTGCTCCCATGTATAGTTATGGATGTAGCGGTACTTGAGTACCATGCGCTCGTCGGTATCAGGGACTGCCTCAATGACCTCCCGTATCTGTTTCTTAAGGTCTGATAGCATTTCCAGCTCACCGGCGATTTTCTTTTCCAGTGTCCACAGCTTCTCAAGCGTCCGGACAAATGGTGCTTCGGTATTACGCGATGTCTGCACGCGGTCTTTATCATATTGGATAGCCGACACGCTGCCTGCCATCTCACGCAGGTTTTGTGCTTCCATCGTGTCGGACTTGATTCTCTGATCAAGGCGGTAGGCCTGATGGAGATATTCTTTTACTGTCATAAGGACTTCGCCTCCTCTCGTAGTTTTTGTATGAGATACTCGCCGTCCACACTCGTTAAGGCCTTGTACCAGCCGGAGCGGAAGAACCGTTCACACTCCATTGCATCCGACATAGCAGCTTGATTACCGGGCTTCTTTTTCAGGCGCTTCAGGGCATCCCGGTAATCCTTCACTGCCTGCAGCACGATGGCATTGGCGAGATTTTCATAAGGATCGGTCATCACACCACCTCAAGATCAGCCTTGACCGCGTCAATCAGTGCGGTCTGCGTCATCTCTTTCTTGGATAGCGCCTTTACAATCCTTTCGTCGATGGTGCCCTTGGTAATAATGTGCTGGATCACCACAGTGCCGGATTCTTGACCTTGCCGCCAGAGACGGGCGTTGGTCTGTTGATATAATTCCAGCGACCATGTAAGACCGAACCACACAAGGGTGGAGCCTCCGGCCTGAAGGTTCAAACCGTGACCGGCAGAGGCCGGATGGATGACTGCTACAGGAATCTTTCCCGCATTCCAGTCAGCAATATC